TGTTGGATTTACAACAGAACTCAATGGAGTTGGTGGAGCTGTTCTTCCAACATCACCAATTAGAATCAACCATGAAGGAACTTATGTCAGAGTCTTCCAAAGAAACCATGGTCTCTATTCTAATGTAAACAGAGTTACACCCAGTGACATCAGAAGTGATGCACCCCCATTGACTCTTGCTGTTGCTTATCCATCTAATTCTACAACGTTCATGACCCTTAGCAAAGCTGCTACTGGTTACAAAACATTTGAAAATATTGGTGTTGCTGGTACCAATCCTGGCTACGTCAAAGTTGGTGAGGAGATTATCAGCTACACTGGAACAAACGGTAGAACTCTTACTGGTATCACAAGAGGTGTTGATAACACAGTTATTTCAGCACACAATGCTAATGAACTAGTTTACAAATATGAACTTGACGGTGTATCTCTAAGGAGAATCAATACAGAACACCTCCTTGCTAATGTAAATGCAAGTGAACTGGATGAAGCACCCATTGGACTTGACTACTACTACGTTAAGGTCCAGATGAATGCAAATGGTATTAATAGAGCACCTGCAAATCCTGCTGGATTCCCTCCACTCTACTTTAGAGAGAGTAAACTAGGTGGTGGTCCTTTCGTCAAAGGATCTTACAACCTCCCATTCAGTTTGATTACACCCAAGATTACAACGATCACTCCTCTTGGAACTAACCTGATCTCTCAAGTTAGAACAATCTCTGCTGCCAGTGTATCTGGTAATCAGGAATCTTATCTTGATAAGGGATTCAAACAGGTAACTCTCTTTGACAAGAATTATTTTGATGATCTGATGATGGTTGCATCACCTCTGAATGAATCAGTCCAATTGAATGCTGATACCTTCCCCGGTAAGAAGTCATTTAGTATGAACTTTACACTATTGACAAGTAATCCTCGTATCAGTCCAGTCATTGACCTTGACAATGCAGCTGTAGTATATACAAGTAATAGAGTCAACAGACCTATCACTGATTATGCAGGTAACTTTAGGGTTAATGGTGTATCGGAAGATCCTGATAGATTCATCTATGTAAGTAAGAACGTAGAACTTGAGAATCCTGCAACTTCACTTCAGGTTCTCCTTGATGCATATGTCTCTAACTTTGGTGACATCAGAGTGTTCTATGCACTCAACCAGACTGGTCCGGTTCAAGAAACCATCTTTGTTCCATTCCCCGGATTTAAGAACAAGGATATCAATGGTTCCATTCTTAATATTGCAAACAATAATGGAACACCTGATAAGAAAGTTCCCAAGGTTGATTCCTACAGCCCCGAACCACTTATCAATGAGTACAGAGAGTATAAGTTTAGTGTTGATGACATCAGTCCATTTACATCCTTCAGGATTAAAATCATTGGTACATCAACAAACCAAGCTAACGCTCCGTTTATGAGAAGTCTGAGAGCAATTTCATTCGCATGATGAACAATTATCTCCCAGTCGAAGGAATGGATGGTTTTTATAGAGACATCCATTCCGGTGCAATAGTTAACAAAAATAACCTAGAGTATGACACCTACGTTAGCAACAGAAAGAAAATGACAGAAGACAAGAAAAAATTTGAGAGTCTTCAAGTTGAGGTGGTAAACATTAAGAGTGATGTAAACGAAATTAAATCAATGCTCAATTCTATCACTGAATTATTAAATAAATAGACTTATAGATAGGACCACTATAAATGGCTCAGCCTAGTACTAGACAAGAACTCATTGACTATTGTTTGAGGCAGTTAGGTGCTCCTGTTTTGGAGATCAATGTTGCCGAAGAACAGGTTCAAGATCTGGTAGACGATGCAATCCAATATTTTCAAGAGAGACATTTTGATGGTGTGTCACAGGTATATCTAAAATACGAAATTACTGAAGCAGATATCAAAAGAGGTAAAGCCAGACCACCTGGTGCAACACAAACCGAGAGTGGAACAACAGGTATATCAACCACCACAGCGAATGCTACAATTGTCGGTACTGCAACGACATTTACATTCCATGAGAACAGTAACTTTATACAAGTTCCACCAAGTGTTATTGGAATAAACAAAGTATATCAATTTGACGACTCACAATCAATGAGTATGTCAAACATGTTTAGTTTCAAATATCAGATGTTCTTGAATGACATCTACTATTTTGGAGCTACCAATCTACTTACATATTCGATGGGAATGTCTTATCTTGAGACAATGAATTTCCTCCTGAATACTCATAAACAGATTCGGTTCAATCAAAGACAAGATAGGATGTATCTAGATGTTGATTGGAATAATTTAAGAGCAGGAGAGTTCTTGATCATTGATTGTTTTAGGGCGTTGGATCCCAATGATTCTCCAAGGGTTTTTAATGACTCATTCCTGAAACCATATCTAACAGCACTTATCAAAAGGCAATGGGGTCAGAACTTAATCAAGTTCCAGGGTGTCAAACTTCCTGGTGGCATTGAGTTTAATGGAAGACAACTATATGACGATGCCCAGGCAGAAATCGATAGGATCAAGGAGAGCATGTTGAGTACATATGAATTACCACCCCTTGACCTTATCGGGTGATGATATATGTTAAATCCATTTTTTCTTAACGGCACATCATCTGAACAAAACCTGATTCAGAGTCTTGTCAACGAACAATTAAAGATGTATGGTGTGGAGGTTTTTTATCTCCCTAGACTTTATGCGTCTTCAAAAACTATCATTAGAGAAGTAATTGAATCGGAGTTTAAGAACGCATATCCTCTAGAAGCTTACGTCGATAGTTATGAGGGATATGGTGGTCAGGGAACCATTCTATCAAAGTTTGGTATTGAGAACAGAGATGATCTGACACTTGTCATCTCAAGAGAAAGATATGAAAACTACATCACACCACTGACAAAACAGATCTCAAATATTCAATTGGCCACCAGACCAAAGGAAGGAGATCTGATTTATTTCCCTCTGGGAGACAGATTGTTTGAGATCAAGTTTGTAGAACACGAACAACCTTTCTACCAACTCAAGAAGAACTATGTTTATGAACTGAAGTGTGAACTCTACAGATACGAAGATGAGGTCATCGATACTGGAATCGAGACCATTGACGATGAGATTGCACAGATTGGATATATTCAAACACTTAATCTGATTGGTGCCGGAAGAACTGCTACCGCAACCGCAGAACACTGTAGTTCTGGTTCAATAAGTGATATCTACATATCCAACATGGGTAGGAATTTTAGATCTACCCCCACAGTCGGATTCTCCTCTGCACCATCTGGTGGAACAACCGCGAGTGGTATTGCATCAGTATCATATTCCTATCCTGGATGTAAAGGAACCAGTGGTGTAGTTCCACTTATTCTATTAACTAATGCAGGATGTGGATACACTGAAGCACCAATGATAACCGTTACTGGTGGAGGTGGAGCTGGATTCGCGGCAACAACAGGTATTGCAACTAACGGATCTGTTAAATCAATTACAGTTACTGATGGAGGATCAGGTTATATCACCGCACCCAAGGTCACGATTGGATCAACACTTGGTGCAGGAACCACACACAACTATGCATTCTTTGATAGTACTAACCACACATTTGATTCCACAGAACATAGATTCAGTAATAGTTGGCCATCACCAAGTGAGTTTGCTGTTGGTATAGCCACTATTAGTTCCTCTGGTATTGTCACAGCCATTTACATTGTTTCTAGTGGTAATGGTTATGATTCAGCACCTATCGTTTATATTGATCCACCCAAATCAATATCTGAAGGTGTCAGTGTTGGAGGAGAGTTTGTATTCAATGAAGTGGTCACCGGATCAACCAGTGGAACAACAGCTAGAGTTAAGGAATGGAATACGGTGACGGACACCATGGAAGTCGGTGTGATAGATGGAACATTTGTTGTTGGTGAATTACTGACTGGTTCAACTTCTGGAGCGAAGTATCTGATTGGTGATAAAAATGAAGATGATTTGGTCACACCTTTTGCTGATAATGATACAATTGAGATAGCAGCTGATAAGATTATAGACTTCTCATCAAGTAATCCATTCGGTATGCCCTGATAAAAAACTGTTAAATAGAGGTGTAACAGTGTAAAATAATGTTTGAATATTTTTACAACGAGATTTTTAGATCCGTAATCATTGGTTTCGGTTCTCTTTTTAATGGGATCCAAATTAAGAAAAAGGATGAAAGTGATGACACTTTTAGTGTTGTCAAAGTTCCTCTTGCTTATGGACCTACACAAAAGTTTCTCGCAAGGTTGCAACAGAACCCTGACTTGAATCATCCCACTCAAATGACCCTTCCAAGGATGTCATTTGAATTTACAAATCTTGCATACGATCCTTCCAGGAAATCAACCAAGACTCAAACCATGGTGGTCACCAATGCCAATGGTGAGGAAGAGAGAAAAACATTTTTACCTGTTCCATACAATATGACTATTGTCCTTTCAGTTTATACAAAACTGAATGATGACATGTTACAGATTACAGAACAGATCGCACCTTACTTTCAACCAGGATATACAATTCCAATTAAGTTTCTAGGTGACTATGAGGAGGTTGTGAATACTCCCGTTGTTCTTGAAAATATTGATATGACAGATGAGTATGAGGGTAACTTCGATACCAGAAGAGCACTCATCTATACATTTACATTTACAGCAAAAACAATGCTGTTCGGACCACTTACCGATGTTACCAAGGATATCGTCAAGAAGGTTACAGTTGGTTATGTTGCTGGATCCAAGTCTGGCAAATACGAAAGAGACATCACGTACCAGGTCACACCTAGAGCCATTAAGGACTATGATGGTGTAGTTGCTACACTACTTGCAGAAAATGTTGACATGGTTGAAAGAGTCATTGATGTTGAGGATGGCACTAAGATTCCAGAAGGATCTTATATCTACATCGACCAAGAAGAGATGTATGTTGAGACTGTGACTGGTAACAAGATCCTAGTTAGAAGATCACAAGATAAGTCCCCGATTCAAAATCATGTATTAGGATCTAAAGTCTTTCTGATCAATCAGGCAGATAATGTCAAGATTGAGGTCGGAGATGACTTTGGATTTGACGGGAATGTGTTCTGAGGTTAAACTATGGATAAGTATGAAAAACTTAACGAAACATTTGACGTGACACCCGTTGAAATAGAGAAGGTAAAACCCAATGATCTCGATGCCAAACTGGCCAAGTTTGAAAACTCCAATGAAGATATCCGCAAAGACTATGAATACACCAGGGGTAATCTATATTCAATCATTGAAAAAGGACAAGAAGCAATTAACGGAATCCTTGAGTTAGCACAAGAGAGTGAGATGCCACGTGCTTACGAGGTGGCTGGTCAGTTGATCAAGAGTGTGTCTGATGCCACGGACAAACTCATGGATCTACAAAAGAAGTTGAAAGATGTCAATAAGGAAGAAGAGAAGGGACCATCTTCAGTTACAAACAACGCACTGTTTGTAGGTTCTACAGCAGACCTACAAAAAATGCTGAAGAATGTAAACAAAGATCTAAATACTTAAAAAGAGAAAATGGTAGCTCAATCAGTAAATATTCAAATTGATAAGGGAACTGATTTTTCTCGTAACTTTGAGATGAAAAATCCCGATCAGTCCGTATTAAATCTGACGGGATATTCTGCTGTTGCTAAGATCAGAAAGTTTCCTGAAGCAACTAAACAACATAGTTTTACTGTTGGTATCACGTCGGCAACAGGAATTATTGGATTGTCGATGACAGTCGGTGTAACCACACAACTGACTAATGGAAGAAACTTCTACGATATCATCATCACGTCTGGTGTCGGCACTGTTACCAAAGCATTTGAAGGGAGTGTAATAGTCAATCCATCCGCTTCTGTCTAAATATATCATAAGAGCTCTTTTCTGAAACGTGAAGGAAAATCTAAAAGAGGGTAACCTCCATAAGTGGTTTAAAGGATCCAAGTCCAAAGATGGTAAAGGTGGTTGGGTCAACGTTGTGACAGGTGGAACCTGTGCAAGTGATAAACCTGGTGAAGGGACACCTAAATGTGTATCCTCATCTAAAAGAGCGAGTATGAGTAAGTCTGAAAGACTTTCTGCCCAAAGAAGAAAGAAGGAGGCAGATCCTAACCAACAACAAAAGTCTGGTGCTGCAAAACCAACATACGTTGCAACCGACAAACCCAAAAAGAAGAACGAGGAATTCGACATGGAAATCCAAGAGTCAGACAAAAAAGGTAAAGGTAGTGGTAAAAAGGATGCCTGTTATCACAAGGTTAAAGCCTCTGCAAGTGTATGGCCTTCAGCATATGCTTCTGGTCGTCTGGTTCAGTGTCGTAAGAAGGGTGCCGCTAACTACGGAAACTCGAAGAAGAATGAAGAGTTCATGGCTCTCCCTGAATTCTCCGAAATTCAGATCAGTAGTATGAGAGCAGCTGGTATTGAAGTCGAAGTTCTTGACGAGAAGTGCTGGAAGGGATATGAGAAGAAAGGTATGAAGACCATGTTTGGTAAGAGATATCCAAACTGTGTCAAAAAAGAAGAGGTTGAGGTAAGTGAGGAGAAGAAAGATAAGGGTGTGAAGGGAATTGCCAAAGAATTGGATAAGGCTGTTGACATGCACAAAGGTCAAGCCAAAAGACTTAGAGCTGCTGGTGTATCTGAAGGTAAGGCTGATGGAGATCCATGCTGGGATACTCATAAGCAAGTAGGGATGAAGAAAAAAGGTGGGAAGATGGTTCCTAATTGTGTTCCCAAAAACGAAGAGGTAGAGGTATCTGAAAGACAAAGAGTTCTTGAAGCTCTGAGAAGTGAGAGTGTTGAGTTGGAGGATGCTGACGGAAAAAAGTTCGCTGAAGTGATCGATGTGGTCACTAATGAGGATCTTGGAATTACAATGTCTGAGGCTGCAAGAATTCCTCAACAGTACGGTAACATCTATCTGGTAGGATTTAACTGGAAGTCCAGATACATGATGATGAGATTGTTCTTCCCTGAAGTTAAAAAGCCTTCTAGGAAAGAAGTACAAGAAGCACTTGATAAAATCTATCCAGGATGTGTGGTTCAAAGATTTGATATTGTTCCTTACAAACCTGGTGAACCCATGTTGAATATGGGTGTTAAAGAAGAGACTGAACAACTAGATGAGAAGTCTGCTGCATGGCAGAGAAAGGAAGGTAAAAACAAAACTGGTGGTCTAAATGAGAAGGGACGCAAATCT